CGCAAAACCGGCTGTGGTGGTTGTCAATGTGAACCAGACCATCTCGCCCAGCTCCTGCGAGGCCGCGCCGTCATAGACAAGCGTGCGGTCAGGCAGGTGGACATAGAGATGCTGGTGCGCCTTGTCGTTGCGTGCTTCCAGTTTGACACCAACCAGTTGGGCCTCTGTGTAATTCATCAGCAGATCATCGATCTCCTGCGTGCTGATCTTCTGGGCCGTTGCGTTTGCGCCCAAGTAGATGCCTGGCTGCTCGTTGCGGCCGCTGCCGAGGAATGCCACCTGCTCCATGAAGACGCAGCAGCCGAAGGTGCCGATGACGCCTTTTTGAATCTGCGCACCATCGATGCGTTGGAATGGGAAGAAGTCGCCGCCGACGTTGTCAAACACCTCGATGGTGTTGCGGTTGAGCGCATAGACCTCATTGCGCAGCTTGAGCAGCGCCACAACAGGGTCTGGATCAACTTCAGAGCTGCCGTACCTCAGCGGGTTGACTTGCAGTGGATCAGACAACTCTGTCACTACCAGGCTATTGCCATCTGTGGTCATGAAGTAGCCGTCAACCCAAACCACATCGAGCACAAGTCCAAGATCAGGATCGGTGACCTGCGTGAGTGTTGCGCCATTCCAGTAGAAAAGATTCCCACCGGATGCAATCGCCAGTCGATCAAAGCTGTAATCGAAGGAGACATAGGACGTTGGGCTTCCACCAACATCACCAAGCACAGCAATCGATCCGTTTCCAGCCACGGTCACAAACTTTGTGCCCATGACACGGTAGCAGGTGCCGTTCCAGTTGATGCCGCCACGGTCAACGCCTGGGCCGCTGCCATTGGCCACAATGCCGTCGCCAGGACGCAGGAAGCCGGAGCTGATGCCGCTGTTCTTGGGCACCGGCACCATGTTGACCGGGTAGCTCGTGCGCAGGTCTGGGCCGTTGTCGGTGTAGATGCCGTTCAGGATTGGTATCTGCATGGCCTCACCATTTCACTTTGTCTGCCCAGTAGGCAGCGCTCATCTTGCCCTTGGCGATGTTGCTTGCGTGCCTGGCCTTGAACGACTCGCGTCGAGCCTTGTCGGCCTTGCTCTCGCCTTCGCGCTTTGGAGACCCAGAGACGCCCTGCTGGCCGAACCTGATCGTCTTGACCTGGTCGCCAGCCTTGGCCACGACGACGTGGCTCTTAGTCGGATGCGATGGCGTGCGCTTGGGCTTGTTGAAGCCCTCGACGCCAGCGCGCTCCAGCCTGGGGTCTTTCTTGGTGGCCATGATCAGGCGATCCGATACCAGGAGTTGGTTGCCTGCACGAAGCGCATGCGGAAGAAGTCCTGCGCTGCCAGTGTGCTTGGTGCGCCATAGAGCTGCGACGCGCCATTGGCGTTCAGCGTGAAGGCCGTGATCTGCTGCGTGGTGGTAATCAGCACCTCGGTGCCATCAGGTGTGCTGGTGTTCAGCGGCAGCGTGACGGAGCCAGTGGCCAGCGTGCCGGCCGGCTGGATCAGCATCCACTGCTGCTGCGCCACAGGCGTTGGCACAGGCAGATTGAAGCCGGTGCCAGGCGTGTAGACGTTGGTGGCCAGCGTGGGGCTGGCAAATGTCTGCTGGAAATACTGCAGCAGCGCACCAATGGGAAGGCGTCGCGCGTCGCCATTGTTCGGCGTGTAGACCGGAATCTGGTCGCCAGGTGATGCGACCATGAGAAGCGGGAGTTGATTGATGTATGGCATGACTGTGTCCTTTCAGTTGAACTGTAACGGTCCATCTGGGCCAGCTTCGACTGGACTGACAGGAGGACGCAGGAATGGGTTGTCGTACACGCGCCAGGGCTTGTTGCCAGCGCCTGACGGCATGGTGTTGGGGAACTGCTGCTCCAGCGGGGCTGTGGCGCGCTGCATCAGCGTGTCGTAGCCCTGCTTGGCCGTGGCCTTGGTCTCGTTCATGACCTGCTTGCCGTAGCTCGGCGCAAGTCTGATTCCCAGGTTGCAGATGATGGCCTCGTAGGCAGAGTCTGGCACGTTGGTCTGCTCGTCGATGCTGCCGTCCTGGGGACTGACCGGGATCGGGTAGCCAAGTCGGATGCCCTTGCCGTTCCAGTCGGCCATCATGGCATCGAGACGCTGCCTGGCGGCCTCAAGCTGCTCTGGCTGCAGATCGAATGCATAGGACGCAAGGCCGATCTCTGCGAATGCAGCCTCAATAAATTGGCGCTTGCTGTATCCCATGTCAGCCTCCCTGCTGAAGTGCAGTGGCGATCAGGCCACTGAGTTTTTTGTCGGATGTCCGACCGTTGAATGGTATCCCCAGCTCGGTGGCTTTGGTCTCCAGCTCAGCGCGTGTCGGTGGTGCGTTTTCGTCAGGCACAGCGGCCTCAACAGGCTCGGCAGCCTTGGCCTTGGCCTGGGCCTCTGCCTGCTCGCGCAGCAGTCGATGGTTGATGCCATCGATCGGCTTGGAAGGCTTGCGCACCTTCACAGGCTTCTTGTTCTTGCGGTACTTGGGTGCGAGGATGTTTGTTTCCATCACTTGGCCTTCTTTGCAGTCTTGGCCGCAGCCTTGAAGGCTGCAGTGGTCGGCGCGCCCTTGGCTCCAGGCTTGCGCATGCGCTCAGGCGTCTTGCCTGCGGCCTTCTGGCGCTCGATGCGCTCGCGCTTGGCGTGGATGTTGGCGTACAAGCCGGCCTTCATTTCATGGCCTTCTTGGGCTTTGCTGGTGCCTTGCTGGGCTTGCCTGCGGCTTTGGCTGCAGTGCGCGCAGTGGACAGCGCCACGGCCACGGCCTGCTTCTGAGGCATGCCTTTCTTCATCTCCTTGGAGATGTTCTTGCTGATGGACTTCTGCGAATAACCTTTGGTCAACGGCATGGTGCGCTCCTTGTTGGTGAAAGAGAGAAGGGGCCGAAGCCCCTTCCCTCAGCCTGCTGCTTACTGGTTGAACAACAAGATGCCGGACATCTCGGGGTTCTTGTTCACCACACCGAACAGCGTGTCGAGACGATACTTGATCGTCATGCTGTCGATGTCGTAGAACTTCTGCATCACCAGCTCGATGCCCTGGTCGGTGCTTGCGCGCATCACTGCGACACCAGCGTCCGAAGGCACGGCATAACGGCCAGGCAGAATCTCCAGCGAGTCACGCTGCCAGAACACGTTCACCTGTGCGGTGTTGGCGTTCAGGAAGGTGATGGCTGCAGTGTTGGAAGGCGTGGTGACTTCCACGTTCTTGTACTGCAGTTGAGCGTCGGTGGCAGGAGCCTGCGCGCCGATGATCGGTGGAGTGATCACCATCGTGGTGCCGTTGGTCACCGACACGACCCGGAAGGTCTTGAGCTGACCAGTGGACTGCTTGGTGATGTGATGCACCGCGAACACGCCGTCGATCTTGAAGGCATCGCCTGCAGCCACGCCGGCCGTGGAAGACACGGTGACGGACTGGAAGCGGTTGTCCACGTTGATCTGGCCGCCGACAGCGGTCGAGGTCGCCTGGGGCGTGTAGTTGGCCTGGGTGCCAGCACCACTGGTGTCAATGGTGATCGCACCGCCGCCAGCAGCAGCCGTCAGACGGTTGGCGTAGTCCATCTTGTAGGTGTCGAAGCCAGCGACCATGCCGACGTAGCTGCGCTCGTAGGCCTTGTCCGACTTGGCATTGCCGAAGCTGCGAGCAGTGCCAACCAGGTTGCCAGCCAGGCCGTTGTAGTCACGGCTGGACAGGGCCAAGAAGCGGTCGTAGTCAGGCACGCCCTGCTCGTTCATGATGGCGTCGCACAAGGCCACGTCGTCATAGTCACCAGCAGCAGCAGCAATGGGCACCACCAGCGAGCCGAGGTTCGCTGCAGCGCTCATGATGGCCACGTTGATGTCAGACGCGAGCTTCTGCTTGGCAGAGTCGCCAAGGCGGCCTTCCTGCAGTGCATCACGCAGTTCGAGCGTGGTCATTTCCCACGGCACGGTCTTGCTGAAGCCCAGGGTAGCAGGCACGGCAAGCTGAGTCATGGCCTTGTAGCCAGAGATCGGGGTGCCAGGCGTGCTGTTGATGGACTGGGCGATGTAGGGCTGGGGACGCCAGATGGTGTTGTTGGCACGTTCCATCATCGTCTGATCTGTGTTGTAGATCGCAACGTTGCGGGACAGAACCAGGGCATCCTGGAAACCTTCCAGGAGGTCTTCGAACGCTACGCGCTCTTCTTTGGAAAAACTATTGGCCATGATGGGCTCCTATTTCAAAATCAGTTTTTGGATGCTGCGCGCTTCTGCGCTTTGTACTGGATGACTTTCGTCATGTTGCCAGTACGCGCGGCTTCTTCACGCAGCCGTTCAAGGGTTGAGTCCACCGCACCAGAGACTCGTCCAGTCCCCTGGATTACTCGCTCCGGTGCGGGTGCTGCCCTGCGGTTCGTCACTTTCAATTCTTTCTCCAGTTTCGCTACCGCGAAGGCAAACTTCACGGGGTCGTTGATCTTTGCGAGGTCTGCAGCCTTCTTCGGGTTCTTGCCGAGTGCGTAGATGACCAGTGCGGGATTGTCAGCTCCTTGCAAGATGACGCCTTGCTGGGTGACATTGAAGACCTCCTGAGCAATCGCCTCGGCGTCTTCATAGTCGCGGACCTTCAGCTCGGCCTTGGCCTTGCTGTAGCCATCCAGTTTGGCCTGCCAGGCTTGCTGCTGCGTCTGCTCGGCCTGGCGGACCCTCTCGGTCTCCAGATCGTGCTGGCGCTTGCGCTCATGCCAGGCATCCAGTGCTTGCTCGAACCTGTCGGCGTCGTAGTCGAATTCCTCCAGCTTGGGCTTTGGACCCAGCGCGACCGGCTTGTTCTCAGTCTGCGCAGTGGTCTGCAGCTTGGCTTCGAGTTCTCGAATGCGTCGCTCTTTCTCGCGGTTGGCCTTACGCAGCTCACGCACCCATTCAGGCGCACGCTGCTCCTCTTCGGCGGGGGGCGCTTCCTCGCCAATGGAGACGACAACCTCGTCGGACTCTTCCTCGTGCTGTTCGGCATCACCTTCGGTCAGTTGGTCGCTGGCGGCATTGTTCTCACCAGCATCGATCTCAACGTCCTGCGGCTCGTCCTCAAGCACCACGGTTTCGTCCACTTGGATTTCGTCTTCTATTACTGCCCTTTTGTTCATCGGTTGACCCCATCAAACTCACCCATTGACACGGCTGGGTGGTTGCCGTTTTCACACATTTTCACGCATTCCGCATCATCTGACAACAGGCTGAATCTGTTGCCCCATGATGGCCTGCTGCTCGGCCTCCATTGCCGTCAGCGCCATGTTTTGTTCCTGGACGCCAGTCTTGGCCAGCGTCTCGGCTGTCCTGGCACGCGACAGGCCGGCGTCGGCCACGGTCTTGACCGTGTCGGCGCGCGCCTTGGCCGCTTTGGCGATGGCCTCCTCGGCAGCAGCCTGCAAGAAGATTTTGTTCGGGTCTTCGGGCTGGCCTTGCAGCTCGACCATCATCTCTTCCTGCTCCTGCTCGGTCGGCTTGACCACGCCCATGCGCACGAGCTGCTTGCGGAAGTAGTCGCGCACGTCGCTGATGCCCTCGCCTTCCATGTTCATCATGGCCATCGCCTGCAGCACCTGCTTGGTCTGCGGGTCGTCGGTGATGGCCATCATGCCGGTCAGTGCTCGGACGGTGGCCGCGCGCTTGCTGGTGCTGGACGGTCCGACCTCGACGTTCACGTCGAACTTGGCACGGCTCAGGTCGTTCTCCATGACCACCTCGCCAGCATTGCTGACGGTCGGCTTCATCAGCTCGACCATGCCAATGTCGTCGTTCGGGCCGATGGTCTTCATCTGGCGGCCTTCCTCGACGTAGATGTCGCGCGCCATGCTGAGCCAGATTTCACCGCAGCGCTGCATGCCCTTGGCAAAGTTGGACATGTAGATGAAGGTCTGCATGTCCAGGCGGGTCTGGATCATCTCGATGGCCTTGCCCGAGATGTTGCTGACCATCTTGTCGGCCTGCTGCGAGCTGCCCAGGATGTCCTGCATGTCCTGCTCGGTGATCTGCATCAGCGCAGCCATCGCAGGCGGTATCTGTGGGCTGCGGGTGTAGGCCACCGGGCCGCTGACCTGCTGGCTGCCGTCCGGGCCGGTGATCGGGTTGATCAGCAGATAGGGGTAGTTTCGGATGTTGTCGTCTGCCCACATGACCTGGTGGCCAGTGACCTGCTCAGGCGTCAGGATTGGCTTCTCGACGCTGGACAGCGCGCTGATCTCGCCCAGCTTGCTGAGCTGCATGTTCTTCAGGCGCTGGGCATCCTTGGCCAGGCGCACCTGGCCCATGCAGCGCTCGACGTTGTCCACGAACCAGCGCTTGCCGTAGACCGGCACGATGGGGATTTCCTTGCCGGCGATGTATCCGGCATCCTCCAGGATGCGGCCGCCAGACATGATGTACTTGTGGACCTTGCGGGTCTTGATCTTGCGCTGGCGCACCTCGATGCTGCCGATGGCTGCCAGGGTCTCTTCGAGTGCCGGGTCTGCATCGAAGTCAGCCTGGCGGTAGCGCTCCTCAGTGCCGTCGATGGCTCGGAAGATGCGGATCGTCTCGCTGACATCCTCGACCTTGTAATACTCGGCGACGTAGACCACGTCAGGCGTACACCAGTCGAACTCGTACTGGTGGATTTCCTTGGGCCAGTCGGTCGGGTCGTCGCCCCAGGTTTCCTTGTAGGACTGGCGGGTCATGCTGGTGACGACGTAGCAGTACCTGGCGTCGGACTTGTCTTGGCGCTTTGCGTTGAGGTCGAAGAACACCGAGCTGTCGGCGTCGAAGATCGGCTCGATCAGGATGCGCTGGCGCTCGTTGTCCTCGTCTTCATCGTCCTCGTAGACGTTGCGCAGACGCCAGGCACCGAAGCCACCGCCCACGGCCTCCTCGAAGGCGTTGTCGTAGGCCTCGTCGGCCACGCTGTCCTTCTCGTCTGCACGGTACAGGCCGTCGCACGTCTCGGCCAGCTTGTCGTCCTGGCCAGGCTTCGGCGTGAAGTCCACCGTGACCCGGTTGTTGCGGTACTCGTTGATGATGCGGATCACGCTGAGGTGAATCTTGTTCACCTCGAAGCGCGGCTTGTTCTCGTAGATGTCCCAGAGTGGACCTTCCCACTGGCTGCCAGCCAGGCTGTAGAAGCGCCGGTCCTGCAGACACTGCAAGCGCTCGTCGCGCAATGCAGTCTGGATGTCGTTGAACTGCGCCAGCGCATCGCTGTGCAGTTTGTTGAGATATTGCTCTTTGGACATGCGTGCCATATTTCGCCCCTATTTGCAAGTATTTTCTACCATTTACTCGTCACCGGCAATGGTTTGAAGTCAACGGGCCGCGAAACCACCGCAGCCCTGCGGACGCCTTCGCACGCATACCGTAGCGCATCGATGACGTGGTTCTTCTTGTCCTGCAGGATCGGCAGGACTTTTCCGGTCAGTGGATCGGTCTTGTAGCTGTAGAAGGTCAGCTCGTCGATGGTGTGCGTGCAGCGCGGGTGGACCACCACATCGTAGGACTTGAGCCACTCGACGCCCTCCTCGACCGACTTCGCGCCCTTGACGGCCGGCATGATCTTCGGAAAGCCGTTCTTGCGCATGTGGCTGATCGTCTCCGGCCTGGAGCTGTCGGCCACGATGGGCCAGCGCTCGGCCTCCGGCACGGTCATGAACAGCTCCGGCGTGTTCACGATCTCGCAGCCCACCATGTAGGCTTCGTGGTCGATGTAGAGCGTGCGGCCGACGATGTGACAGCGCACCAGGACGGTCGGATCGGTGGCAAAGCCCCAGTCTGCGCCCAGGCGGTGGATGGCGTCCTTGGGTGCCTCGAACTCCTCGATGCGCCAGTTGCGGAAGACGCGCGCGCTGCTGTTTTGCAGGTAGCCGCCACGCCAGACGTGTGCGTACTTGTCAGGATCGCGCGCCTTGTCGTACTCCATCTCGGCGCGCAGCACGTCGGGAAACCAAGGGTTGTCGTCGAAGTTGACCTCGATGACCTTGGCGTCTGGTGGCGGCTTCGCGCCGCGCAGCAGGTTGTCCACCGGGTCGCTGGCCTGGCTCGGGTTCCAGGTGAACCATAGCTCGGAGCCAGGCTTTCGGATGGTCGGCCGCAGCAGGTCCAGGCTGCGCTGGGACAGGCTCTGCGCCTCCTCCACCCAGGCACGGTCGTAGCCCTCCAGCGACTTGATCGAGTCGGCCGTGTGGTTCTGCATGCCCTGGAAGATGATCAGGCCGTCGCCCTTCTTGGACTTGATGACGGCCTCCTGCACCTCGAAGTACGCGCCGGCATTCATGGACTCAATCTTCAGCTCCAGCAGGCGCTTGACCGACTGCGCCAGCGACTTCTGGACCTCACGCACGCAGACGCTGCGGCTGGTCTGGTCCAGGATGTGCGCCTCAATCAGCATCTCTGCGAAGGTGTGCGACTTGCCTGAGCCACGGCCACCGTGCGCGCCCTTGTAGCGCGCCGGCTCCAGCAGCGGCAGCGCCCACTCAGGCGTCTGAATTTTCAGCGTCTGCTTTGCCACGGATGACCACTCGTTCGATCTTCGCAAATTCCAGGGGTGCGCCGTCTGCACCTGTCAGTTCGTGCGCCTGGGTTTCCTTCCACTTCATCTGAGTCTTGGACCACCAGATCATGGCCGCCGTGTCGCCGCCCATTGCCTTCTGAAACAGGGTGCGACCGACGCCAGAGTTGGCCTTGGCCTTGCCTGCCACCAGCTCGGTGGCAAAGTGCTTGCGTAGCGTGTCGGTGTCGATGCCACCGCGCACCAGGATGGCGATCTGCTCGATTGGCAGGCCGTAGCCTGACATTGCCTCGACCTGCTTGCGCTCTGCGTCGGTCGGCTCGAAGGCCATCCGACCAGCGCCTTCTCGAGCGCCGCCGTTGTTTTTCCGGCCATCCGGCTTTTTTAGAACCGATTTTTCAATTGTGGGTTTCTGTGATTTCGTTGCCATTCTTAACCTCCGCGAAAGGTTCTCCAGTTTCTGCGTGAATTGCCTGTTTGCCGGTGAACTCCTGCCAGCGCTTGACGATGACATCAACGAACTTCGGGTCCAGTTCCATCAGGCGTGCCTGCCTGTTGGCCTTCTGTGCTGCGATCAGCGTGCTGCCACTGCCACCGAACAGGTCCAGGACGATCTCGCCTGGATTGCTGCTCCACTCGATCATGCGCTCCACCAGCGCCACCGGCTTCATGGTCGGGTGCAGATCGCTTTTCGTTGGCCGGTTGTGCCGGATGATCGTGCCGCTGGCCTTGTTCCTGATCTCATTGATCATGTCGATGAGCTGCTCCTTCTTCATCGACTTCAGATCAACGTCATCATCGATCACCGTGGTCAGTGTGAAGTTGCCGCAGAAGTAATGGCCAGCGCCTTCCTTCCAGCCGTACAGGATCGGCTCGTGTTGCCAGTTGAAGTCCTGGCGTGACAGGGTTGCGCTTTGCTTCACCCAGATCAGCACCTGGGAAAGTTTCAGGCCAGCTTCCACCATGCAGTCTGTGAATGCCGCGCGCTCGGATTCACCGTGCGCCACGTAGATCACCGCACCAGCTCGCATGACTGCGTAGTAACTGGCGTAGACGCTGCGCAGGAAGTCTCGGAATTCACCAGACCCCATGTCGTCGTTCATGATCTTTCCGGCCTTGCCTTCGACCGCCACGTTGTATGGTGGATCAGTCCAGACCAGATCGGCCAGCTTTCCGTCCATCAGCTTTTCCACCTGCTGCAGGTTCGTGCTGTCACCGCACATCAGGCGGTGCTTGCCGAGCACCCAGATATCGCCTGGCACGCTGATTGGCGTCTCTACGATCTCTGGAACTTCGTCTGGATCGCCCTGGTATTCGATCTTCTCTGCGTCTTCGACCTTGGTCAGTGCGTCGATCTCATCCTGGGTGAATCCTGTCAGGCCGATGTCGAATCCTTCTTCATCCAGCTCAGCCAGCTCGAGCGCCAGCAGTTCGTTGTCCCAGCCGGCGTTCAGCGCCAGCTTGTTGTCGGCAATGACGTAGGCACGCTTCTGGGCATCGGTCCAGCCTGCCGCGACCATGACCGGCAATGATGCCATCCCGAGTTTGCGCGCTGCCATCACGCGACCATGACCGGCAATGATGCTGCCGGACTCGTCCACCAGGACAGCGGTGGTGAATCCCCACTCGCGGATGCTGGCCGCGATCTGGGCGACTTGTTCCTCGCTATGGGTGCGCGAGTTCTTGGCGTATGGCACCAGCTTCTCGATCGGCCACTGCTCGACTTTGTCGGCTGGGTTGGTTTTGTGGGATTTTGTGGTCATGCTGCATTCTCCCCTTTTTCGAGCCGGTTGGCCACCAGGGTGGCGTAGCCGGCGATGTCGATCCAGTTGTCGACATAAGTTGGGTCGCCGTTGAGGATGCGCGCGACCTTGTGCTGGATCATCTCAAGGGCTTCGCGCTGGTCTGGCTTGAGCCGATCCCATCCTGAGCGCTCGAACATCACGTCCTTGAGCGCCTGGCTGATCTTGGCGTGGTTCTCGAACGCGCCATAGGTTGACTGGCGTCCGGCCAGCATCTCGTTCACGTTGGTGGTGCTCACTGCATTCTCCTGTGGATAACTTTTTCCCACTTTTTAAAGTGGTTCGTCATGGAATCTCGCCGCATCGGAAGGGAACTGCGGAACACCCCTAAAGGGGTGTGTTCCGTTCCGTTCCCGTTTTCCGCTGTTTTGCCCAGGGAACGGAATTCCGTTTTTTTCCGTTCTGTTACCTTGTTCCCTTGCCATGCCTGTGGATAAGTCTGTGGATAAGTCATGTTCAGCTCGCCGACTTTCTGATCAGCATGGCACTGGCCTGGGCCTCGTCGATCACCGTCCAGCCGTGCTCAAAGGCCTCGATGATCTCGGCTACCAGCAGGTCTGCGATGGGTTTTCCGTTGGCACTGGGCTTGATGTAGACCTTGGCCGAGGCCTCGCTCACGTCCATCTTCTGGACCAGGTAGTCCACCATCGCCGACCTGCTCAGGTAGGGTAAACCATTACGCTCCTCAGCTCCTGACGACCACCAGGCGTTCTCGAAGGTTTTGCGGTGGCTGTCGATCTTGCTGTCCTTCTTGGCGACCGTTGGTGCCTGAGCCTGGACGATGACGGCCGATGTGACCGGCTGCTGGTCCTCGTCGTACCAGCCAGGGATGGTGACCTGCTGCAGCTCGACGTGGACGGTCTGGGCAAGCTCGGCGTCCTTGGACTTGCGCTGCACAATCTGCATGGGCACACCGTCCTTGCCTGGCACGATGCTGATCTCGATGTCCAGCGCGCCACGCCAGGCTGATGAGCCGCGCGCGCGGTGCTGGGCTTCCTCTGCCACGCCAGTGTGGTGGACCAGGATCACGCTGCAGCCGAACTCGTTCATGAGGCTGTTGCAGGCGTCCAGCATGGTCTTGGCGTCCTGGGCGCTGTTCTCGTCGCCGGCCAGGAATCGGTGCAGGGTGTCCACCACGATGACGGCCGGGTTCTCTGGCAGGCTGCGCAGGTGCTCGACCACCTGCAGGTAGCCGGTCGGGGTGTTGAGGTCGCAGCCGTCCTTGGACAGCCACATGGCCAGGTGTCCGGCATGGTGGTGGTGCTTCCAGGCTGCGACGCGCCCACGCAGGCCGTGGTGGCCTTCGCCGGCCAGGTAGACCACGTTGCCAGCCTTGACCTTGTGGCCACACCAGTCAGGCGCGCCGCTGGCCATGCGCAGGCACCAGTCCAGCACCACGAAGGTCTTGCCGCCGCCTGATGGGCCGTGGACCATGATCAGAGCATTGTTCTGCAGCCAGCGCTTGACCAGCCAGGAGATCGGGGCCGGCTGGGCCGAGAAGTCGTCGGCCGCGATCAGCCAGTCGGTCTTGGCCGGTGTCAGAAGGCTGGCCAGATCGTGACCTGCCTGGGCATAATCGTTGGCATCCATGCCTTCGATTGGAGGCACAACCACGCGCACGCCGTACTTGGCCGACGCCTGCTCGGCGTACTTCTGGCCCACGCCGTGCTTGTCGTGGTCAGCCACGATCACGATGTCCTGGGTCGCGCCGTACATCTCGCGCATGATGCCTGTCACCGGCACCAGGCTGCTGGCGCTGTAGGACGCCACGCAGGGACGGCCGGTCGTCTCGTGGATGGTGGCTGCTGTTGCGAACCCTTCGGCCACATAGAGCACGCCTGGCTCGTCCATCGTGCCGATCATCCAGAACTTGCCGCCAGCCTCGCCACCTGGGTGGTACAGCTTGCCGCCGTCGTGTGCGATGTACTGCAGGCTGGCCAGCGCGCCATTCTGGCCATACAGCGGCACCACCAGGCGGCCGTCGCCGGTCACGCGCGCACCATGCACGCCGATGCCCTTGCGCTTGAGGTAGGGGTGATCAGGGCTGGCCGCCTGGGCCGAGGTCCAGATCGTTTCGACGGTCGCAGCGGCAACCTCGTGCTTGCGCTCCAGCTCGGCGTCGCGCAGCGCCTTGGCCTCGGCCATGCGCCTGGCGTGCGCCATCTCCTCGCTGGCCGTCAGTTTGCGCCCAACCTCGGCGCGCCAGGTCACCTCCACGCCGGCGCGCCAGCAGCCGAAGCGTCCGGCCGGCACACCGTCGCCAAAGATCAGATACCAGCCTGGCTTGTCACCTCCGTGACTGCCGCTGCCCTTCGTGCCGGACTTGAACCTGTGAATCTTGCCGTCCAGCAGCAGCT